GATCGAAGATATTAGTACAGCATCTTCTACATTTGTTGCAGTACCTGATGGTGGTAGAGTAATTAAAATTATCTCTGCATTACAAGGTGCTATATCAGGTGGGAACGCTGCCCTATCTTTTGAAATCGGTGGAACAGCTATAACTGGTGGTGGCATTACTGTTGCACATTCAGGATCAGCTGCTGGAACTGTAGATTCATCTGAACCTACTGCTGCTAACAGAGTAGAAGAAGATGGTACAATCGAAATCATTACAGATGGTGGCTCTACTGGAGCTAAAAAATGTCTTATTACATTCGTGATAAGAAGATAATAAATTAGGGGGTGGCAACACCCCCAACTAAAGGAGAAATAAATGCACATAGCAATGAAACCAACATCAACTGAAAAATTAGCATCTTCAGGCACGTCATCTCAGACTGCTGCTTTTGCTGACGGAATAGAATACGTTAGAGTTATAGCAGATGCAGATTGTCATATTGAGTTTGGTGTTAATCCAACAGCAACAAATGCTAAGATTTTTTTAGAATCTAAAAGTTACGAATACTTCAAAGTCTCACCAGGTGAGAAACTAGCTGCTATAGGTTCTGCTAATGTTTACGTAACTCAATTAAGTGAGTAATGTCAATATTAAGAGCAAAAGAATCAGACGGAACTAAATATTTTGTAGAGTCTGATGGTAAAGTAACAGTAAAAAGATCACAAGATGTTAATCCTATTCTTCAAAAGAATAAAAGATTATACACACTCAATGATGGTTATACTAAAAGTAAAGACCTTAAACGTGTAGCTAGTATTCCAACTATGGTTTTAGAACTATGGGCTAGAGAATATAATGGCACTAATAACTGGTGGAGAATACCATTAATAGAGAGAAGAAAAATTTTAAAATTAAAACTTAACAGTAACGAGTATCGTTATTTTAGAACAGCATCAGGAAGAATGTAATGGCACTATCAACATACACAGAATTAAAATCATCAATAGCTAACTTCTTAAATAGATCAGATCTTACAACTGAAATACAAGATGATTTCATTAAGCTTGTAGAAGCAGATATGAATGCTAAGTTAAGAATTAGACAGATGGAACAAAATGATGATATTACTATTAATGCTGAAACAGTAACTGTACCAACAGGATTTATTGCTGTTAGATCATTTCATATATTATCAGGAGATACTAAATATCATTTAGAATACATAACTCCAGGTAATCTATTTGAAATAAAAGGAGGTTCGACTTCAGGTATGCCAAGAACGTATACTGTAGAGTCAGATAATGGAACTGAAAGTTTTAGATTCGCACCCTCGCCTGATACGAGCTATACAGGTAAGCTTCAATATTATAAGGCTTTTACTGCTTTGTCTGATAGTAATACCTCTAATTATATTTTGGCTAACCATCCTGCTATTTATTTATATGGCTCCTTATATCACGCTAGTAATTTTATCGGTGGCATCGACCCTAACCAAACGCAACAATGGTTAGGTATGTATTCAGCAGCTCTTGAGAGATGTGAGAATAACGATAGACAAGATTCATATGGATCTGCACCTGTTGTTCAAAGAACAGACGTAAGTACAGATCTATCATTCTATAGGAGAAAATAATGCAAATACCTTTTGGAGAGTGGCTACCTGATCAACCTAAACATTTGAATCCAGGTGCTAACGTAGCAACAAATGTATATTACGCATTAAATTCTTATAAAAGATTTCCTTCATTGGTAAGCTATAGTTCTAATAATATTGGAGCTGATGCTAGAGGTGGTGGATCTTTTAGAGATAATTCAGGTAATGTATTTAACTTTGTAGCTAAGAATACAGATATATATCAATTAGCTAGTGGTACATTTACTTCTAGAAAAGGATCTCTTACTGGAGGCAATACAGATTATTTTACATTTACTCAGTTTGGTAATCATATTGTAGCAAGTAATGGTGTAGATGCACCTCAATATTATCTAATGGGTACATCAACTAACTTTGCTAATTTATCTGCAATACAAACATCAGGAACTGTACCTACGTTTAGAGTATCAGGAGTTATAAGGGATTTTTTAGTTACAGGTAATCAACCTACAAATCAGAACAGAATACAATGGTCAGGTATTAATGATATTACTACTTGGCAATCAGGAACTAAACAAGCTGATCAACAAGATCTACCAGGTTCAGGTGGTGAGATTGTTCATATAACTTCAGGTGAATATGGATATGTATTTAGACAAAATCAGATTATCCGTATGGACTATGTAGGTGGTGCAACAGTATTTAGATTATCAGTTATATCTCCTAATAGAGGAGCTGTTTATGGTAAGACTGTAGCACAAGATAATAGACGAGTTTTCTTTTATGCTGATGATGGATTCTTTGAAATACAAGGAGATAATGTTATTGGTATAGGAGCAGAAAAAGTAAATAGATTTTTTGATCTTGATTTAAACAAAGCATTTACTGATAGAATATGTGCAGCTGTAGATCCATTTAATCAGTTAGCTATGTGGTTATATCCATCAACACAAAATCAAGCTAATACTACAGGTATTTGTGATAGAATTTTGATATATAACTATTCTACTAAAAAATGGTCATTGGCAGATACAGATGCTAGTTTTATATTTAGTCAGTTTGTAGGAGCTTATACAGTAGAGCTTATGAATACTATCTCTGAGAACCTAGAAAACATCAATATTGCCTTAGATACTGACTTTTGGAATGGTGGACAGAGGTTTTTAGGAGCTATAAATAACTCTTACGAAGCTGCAATTTTCAGTGGAACTCAAAATATTTCTGAGATAGAGACTTCGGAAGTTGAGATATTTCCTGGTCATAGAGCTTCTATAACTGGTGTTAGACCTATAGTAGATGCTCAGGCTACAGTAACTATCAAGACTAGAGATAGATTAGCAAATGCTACTACAGAATCTAGCTCAGCGACTATGACAGATAGTGGTATCAATCCTGTTAGACAATCAGGAAGATACTTCAGAGCAAATGTCAAAGTACCAAGTGGTACGATATTTAATCATGGTCAAGGGATAGATATAACAGCTGTTAAAGCAGGTAGAAGATGATGAAGTTCATTTTAGGTTTGATAGAAAAGTATTCATCTAAGCTAAATGTTTGGGCTTGGAACAAAAGATGGAATAAACGTGACAGACAAAACTGATATAGATAACGTAAGATATAGTTTCGAAACACAAGAGTTTTTTCAAAGACAAATTGAAGAAGCTATTAACACATTAATTAACGAAAAAAATACAGAAAACAATAAAGCATTTGCTTGGTTTATGGGAGAATAAATGGCAGGTATAAAAGATTATAGCACTACGGCAGGTAATAATACATCAGTAGGAGGTGTGTCTATTGCAGAAGGTATGTTGCCTTCTAACATTAATAATGCATTTAGAGCCATAGCTGCTGACGTAAGAGAATGGTACAATGATTCACAATTTGTAATCTATGGTGATGGTGATGGAGCGCATACATTTACTTATGTTAGTGCAACAGCATTTAGAGTAGATGGTGCAAACGTAACTTCAGTTTATCATGCAGGACGTAGAGTAAAAGCAGTTGGATCTTCAACAGGCACAATATTTGGAACAATATCTAGTTCATCTTTTTCAACTAATACAACAGTAAATGTAACTTGGGATTCAGGATCTTTATCAAGTGAAACTCTAGTTATATACCTTGCAGCATTATCTAAAACAAATGATTCAATTCCTGAAGATTCTATTTCATCAGCTAAATTAACTTCAGACTCAGTAACAACAGCAAAAATTACAGATGCAAATGTTACTGCTGCTAAACTAGCAACCAATGCAGTAGAAGCTGCTAAGATTAATGCTAATGCAGTTACTGAAGGTAAAATAAATGCTGGTGCTGTAACAACAACTAAGATTGGTGCAGACGCAGTTACAGGTGCTAAAATTGCAGATGATAGTATTGATTCAGAACATCTTGTAGATGGATCTATTGATACAGCTCATCTTGGTGATAATCAAGTTACAGCTGCTAAAATAGCAGATTCAGTTATTGTTACTAATTCAGAACAGTCAGGATCTACACCTGATGATGTTTCATTTTTTACAACGTCAGCTTCTGATGGTAGATATTTTAGACAAGATTCAACAGAGACTATTTCATCAGGCGATACTTGGTCATCAGATAATGCTAGAGTAGCAACGACAGCAGCTATTGATGCTAGAGTTATAGATCTAGTAGATGATGTAGGTGGCTTTGTTCCAATAGCTAATGAATTGGCTTTTCCAAATGCTAACCCTGATGTAAATAATGGAGCAGGTACGCTTGTAAGTATTAAAGCTTTATCTCAAAATTACACATCAAGTGGTAGTGGAGTTATCACTATTGCTAATGGAACAGTAGGTAATTCTACAGTTACAATTAATGGAGCAGATAATAGTACAACTTACAATTCAGGATTTGGATTAATTGTAGAAACAACTACAACATTAAATACTTACACATTTCATAGATTAGTTCCAAAAGCTACAGAAGTTACAACAGTAGCAGGTAAAGCTACTGAGATTGGTAGATTAGGTACTGCTGATGCAGTATCAGATATGAACGTATTAGGTACAACACAAAATGTATCTGATATGAATACACTTGCTGCAATTAGTGGACTAAGTTCATTAGCAGCTAACTCAGCTAATGTTACTACAGTTGCAAACAATTTAAGCTCAGTAAACAATTTTGCTGAAGTATATAGAATAGCATCTTCAGCTCCTACTACATCATTAAACGTAGGAGACTTATATTTTGATACAACAGCTAATGAATTAAAAGTTTATAAATCATCAGGATGGGCAGCTGCTGGATCATCAGTAAATGGAACTTCTGCTAGATTTAAATACACAGCTTCAGGTGGTCAAACAACTTTTACTGGATCAGACGATAATGGAAATACATTAGCTTATGATGCAAGTTTTATAGATGTATATTTAAATGGTGTTAAATTAGTTAATGGTACAGACGTAACAGTTACTTCAGGTACATCAGTAGTTTTAGCATCAGGTGCTACTGCTGGTGATATTATAGATATTGTTGGATTTGGTACATTTAATGTTGCTGCTATTGCAGCTTCATCTATTACATCAGGAACAATGTCAGATGCTAGATTGCCAACTACAATGGCAACTAAAACTTTAACTGATGCTACTATTACAGCAGCTTATGGTGGATTAACTGCCAAAGGTGATGGATCAAGTAATGCTGGTTACATACAATTAAACTGCCATGCCAATTCACATGGTATTAAGCTGAAATCTCCGCCACACTCGGCAGCTCAAAGTTACACTTTAACTTTTCCATCAAGTATTACTAATGGTTATTATTTAAAAACAGATGGTTCAGGTAATTTATCTTTTGCAGATGTACCTCAACCTACAATACCAACAGTAGCAGATGTATCTCAAACGATTGCACCAGCTACAGCTACAACAATAAATATTACAGGAACAAATTTTTCAGGAATACCAATAGTAGATTTTGTTAAGACAGACGGAGCTGTTACAAGAGCTAATACAGTTAGTTTATCTAACGGAACAACTTTATCTGTTAA